CTCCATTAAGGAGTCACTGGTGCTACTGCACAATTAATATTATTCCCACACTATGTGTTGAGGATAATGTTAATTCCATCAAAGAAAAGTTTTACGTAGATAAGATTTTTCTCAGTAGTCTTTTATGTCCATACCATTATTCTTCATTAAGACCCGACTTAACGGGATTAATATGTAGGAATATAATTAGTTTTAAAATTAATTATCCCTTATATTAATATTATGGCTTAAATGGACAGTCCCTGCACCTCTTGAGGTAAGATGTTGAGTATAAACTCTTCAATAACTCTGAGGCGTCTGAATGATTAAGAAAGCTATACATAGCAAAACACCTAAATACTTAAAATGACAAATTTTCATTTCAAAATACTTAGACGTTTACTTGTATTATGCTTCCCTCATTTAGAATACATCATCAAAGCCAACTTTAGATCCTATCAATCTTGACTTTTTAAAGTTAAGAAAGATTGAGGATTAGTCCATACTATCAAGTATTACAAGCAGATGAGATTACACTGTACTAGGTACATGTGTGGTCATCCATTACTTGTTAATAACATGAGAATTGGACTGACAAAAGATGGCTGACCCAAAAGACTCCTTTTCTTGAAACCTCTAGCTGATAGTGTATCTTCTAGTGAACTTAAGTTTGTTTTAACAATACTTAATTTCTCCAGAAGTTGAGTTTTATCTGATTCTGAATGGAAAAAGGTAAAACCCGATTATTCATCTATTACCGAACCCTGTAAAGGGAATTTAGTAATTGATGATAAATACTTATCAGATTTTGTTGAGGATTTCAATCTAAAATTAGATGTTCCTGGACTATCTTTAACAGATATTTATATGTCTGAGAAAGGTGGACCTCAAGGTCCTGCCAGTAAAACTTCAATGATGAATTTACCTCTTTTTAGTAAAGAGGATCTTCAATTGTTGAAAGATTTAACTGACAAGTTTGGAGCTGAATTTTTAGATCTATCAGTTGGTGAAGGTAGATTGCTTGGTGAGAAACCGAAAGTTAACTTTTTAGGTAAACTTAGTTTCGTAAAAGATCCTGAGGCCAAGTTAAGAATAATAGCTATTTCTGACTATTATACTCAACTTTATTTAAAACCTATTCATGAAAACATTTTAATGTTACTGAAAGGTTTTAAGACCGATAGGACTTTCACTCAAGATCCATTTCATAACTGACGAGATAATGGGGAGGGCTTTCATAGTCTTGACTTGTCTTCTGCGACGGACAGATTTCCGATCGATCTTCAAGAACGACTTCTTAGTTTCATTTGAAATCCGAAACTAAGTAGTAGTTGAAAGAAGATCTTACAAAATCGGGAATTTGTAATAGATACCAAACAGTTAACCAATAAGAACAACTCTCAGAATTTCATTTCTGTACGATATTCTTGTGGTCAACCTATGGGAACCTATTCCTCCTGAGCAGTTTTTACCTTGACTCATCATTTT